CCGCAGCACCCACAATCACTGAGGAAGCTCTGGTAAAAGCAGCTGTTCTGGTGGCTGTCACTACTGTTCCTATCTGAACGGAGGCAGACCTTGCCGCAGCAATAACACGGGAGGCTGTAGCCAGGACTCCTACAATTACCGCAGAAGATACTACCCATCCATATAAAACTGAGGCTGTGACTACACTGCCAACACTTACAGAAGATGAACGGGTAGCAGCAAAAGTACGGGAAGCTGTTACCAAGGCACCAATCATTACAGAAGATGATCTTGACGCTGCTAAAGCTCGTGTTGCCGAGACCAGAGTACCAACAATTACACTAGAGTCCCTATCAGCAGCCAGTTGACGGGAAGCGGTAACTACCGTACCAACAATAACACTAGCAGAAACCGGCCCAAGCTCCTCGCCCCCTTCTTCTTGCAAGTCCAAATTGTAAACGTAGTACGTTATTGTAGCAGTATCGGAATACTCTCTGCTCTGGACTGCATAGATGTAACGACAAGCAGTTGTAGCACAGGTAACACTTAAAGTATCAAGGAGGTTGGTTCTTTCTGAATCGCTGTATATTTTAGCTGTTAAGGCTGTGCTGTCACGCTCAATGGTCATGTAGTAAGTTGTTTCGGTACACACATAGACATCTGAATCATCATTAAAATAATCTATCAGAATCATCCGTTTTTGTGGCGTACTGCTATAATAGAAGCAACAAGCAAGCCCATCATTGCCTACTTTCATTGCCTTCAGGCTAATATACTGACTAGCGGATACACCCCAAAACCCAGCATTAGCTTTATACCCAGACCATGAGTGTAAATACACACGCATCAAGTGTTCAAAGTCCCCGAAATGTGATGCACCTTTATCGTCCCGAACACAGCTTACAGCGTCACGGCGCATAGTGTTGACAAGGATGGTATTCTCTGCAACAGTGATGTCACTATCCTCGTCCACCTCGGTGTAGGTAGTAAAATCTTCTAGAGCCATAAAGTTCCTCTATAACGTAGGTATATCCTCAAGGTTGATACTGTCCCCAAACTCGATGATGAAATCTCTGATTATATGCCTCAACTCTAAGAGATCAGTAGTAACAGTATCGTCTCTGGGATCGTACCAATCTTTCACGAACGTTTCCCACTCTTCCTTTGTTATTTGCCCTGCCCTGAATTTTGCCCCCTCCTGATTGTGTCTTAGTCTGAGAAGCTCTTTAACAATGTAAGTATAAGCATACTTCAGTGCAGTATTCTTCACGGCATTGGGCACGTTGTTTGGATTAGGATAAGATAGTAATGTCATCCTCTTCCTCCCGTTATGATCCTAGTTTGAATTGCATCTTCAGTTCACAGGTAAGTGTATCGCCGCTCTCCCCCTCAAGGGCTGCATTGAAGCAACACTCTGCGTAGACCACATCATCATCATCATTCTCAACAGCGAAGCCACTGACAGACTGTGAACCAGACCAAGTAAACACATGGTCAAGCTCAACAGTATCATCAGCTACAGTAGTCTGGGAAGATGCTACCGTATCCGCATCAGCCAAGGTGAATCCATTGGCTGCTAGCTTTGTGGCTCCACCAGGATTGGCAAAGGTAGAAGCTTCCGCTGCTGTGCAAGCTCCTGTTAAACCTACGATTGACTTCATTGCTGAAGCTGCTTCACCAGCTACCAGCCTTCCTAATTCGCCATACCCAAGATTGGTTGGTTTTTGACTTTGCGCCATATTATGCCTCCTTTACTGCAATATCCCCTTCATTGGTATTCGTACATACTTTGACACCACTAGCATCTTGGATATCCTTTAGTACAGCAACAACATGCCAAGCAGCGTCCTCGGTGGTATCACACTCTTCAATGATTTGTTCTACTCTATTACACAGGTCGTCTTCATGTACCTTCTTCATTACTTTCCTCCTAATAGTGGGTCTATATCATACTTACGACACACAGGACACTTCAACTTTATGTTTGCATGGACAGCTTGCCACAAGGTTCGTGGGGATGGTTCCCCCGTTCGATACCTTTCCAATATTTCCTTGCGTCTGTTGGCCTCGGCATAGGCTACCCTTCTGGCGTGGTAATTAACTACTAAAGCATAGACTAGACTATCCCAAACATACTTAAACAAGCACGAAGGTCTTGGACATTTCGGTGGCTCCGGTGGGTCTACACTAGCTGACCGAGAAATTAAGTTGCCCTCACTGTCCCGATGCTCCGCCCCCCAAGTTAACCGAATATTGCTACCAGTATTAGCATCTATTTTCTTATCCACAAAGCCCCCTTCTACTTGCCTATCTTGATTTGGATATCTGTTACTTTGTGTTCAATGCTTTCCATACTCTTCTTCATTGCACATATCTCTGGGCCATAAGGACAATCTTCTCTCAGTTCCTTGATCGACTTCTTACCATTCCTCCGTGTCAGAAGCACTGGTATAGAGGCTAAAGCCGCAAGATTAGCTGTCCCAAACCCAATAACTGCACCCAATACTTGTCCTTCCATTTATCCACCAGTCCTCTCCTTCAGCATCTGATTACACATGGCAACCGCTTGTTCCTGGGGATAACCATTGCGGATTTCCTGTGCTATACAGTCACTAAGTGCAGCCTTCTTCTGCGCATCCTCGCTATTCGGTTGTAGTTTATCTATAGCAGTTGGCATGACTACCTCCTAAAATTCTTCATACTGACCATTGGCAAAGAAGAGTGGAGAAGGCTTCCGGTAATAGTGACCGCTTATGGGTGATATGATCAGCTTACATGTTTTGCCACACTTGGGACATCGACCCATGTGCCTATCATCTACCTTCTTGACTTCCTCAAACTGGTAGCCCCCCACCTCGCAATACTCACAAACATATGTGTAAGTTGGCATAAACCTCCTTAGAATACCGAAGGGGAGGGGGATCACTCCCCACTCCCCCTCAATGGTTACCAATATTCAGTTGTTAAACCAGACTAGCTGGTTGTGACCCAGCTCTCAGGCAGATGGGCAAACACGAAGTTGCCAATAAACTCTGAGACCTGCGCAGCACCAACACCAACACAGTAGCCAAGAATCTGACAAGGGCCAGCGAGGAACCGTGGGTGTGTCCACTGGTACTCGGCATTGACCGAAGTATCCACATGACCAGAGGTGGTTAGGACACTAGCAAATATCTTGGAATACAGGATGTCGGCCTCGGTGACAGCGGTGAGATTACCCGTAACCACACTGTAGCAGCGACCCCCAAAAGAATCGCCCCCATCAAGCAGGTTAAGGGCAGTCTCAACAGTAGCTGTAGCTCCCGCTGCCTCTGCCTGGGTTCGGTCAGCAACCACCAGCAAATGGGTCTGGTCAGCGTCAGCGTCACACTCCGAAGCAACGGAGATGTTCAAGCTAACAGGAATGAGCCATCCACTGTCAACAGCCACTACGAACTCAGGCTGGTCGGCATCAATGTCATGGTTACCAGCGAGCAGAGTTCCGGCAGTTCCCAGATCGAGGGAGAAGAGCTTACCAGCCATCGCCAATCGGGTTTGCCAATTAGCGGTAAACAGGTTACCCATCTTATCAACAACTGGATACTCCATTTGCCCGTTAGACAGCGGAGCAACTGCGGCTAGCTGGTCTACCTTTACCTTAACATTTGATATCATTCTTTCCTCCGAATTAAATTTTAGCTATAAGTAGCAAACTCTCGAACTCAATCGCCAATTTACACTACTTGTTACATTCGCACAACCTCCCTAACTTTCATCCGAAAGAGCAGCATAGATAAGTTCCAGCCACTCTTCTAGGTCATTAGACTCTTGCACATTGGTGAAATCAGTGTCAATATTTGTTTTCCTAGGCATCTTCATCGCCCCCTTCTGGCTCATCATCCGATTCACCAAACTCAGCGTTAAGAGCTTCTAATACCTCGATTGCATAGTCGAGGTCATACCCACTTGCCCAATCTTCACCAATCACTTCCTGTACCAGAAGTGTCTCGATGAGTGCAGCTAGTACCTGCATCCCATTGGTTAGCAAGGTAAGTGAATCTATGTTCAAGTCGGGGATATCGGCAGCACGAAGGAAGTCGGTAGCTGGGATTTGGTATGGTGCTCCCGAATCCTTGGTTACCTTCAAAAACCCCGATTGCAGGGTTACATCCGTAACCTTATCTGACATAATTCACCTCCTATAAATCGTTGATTGGATGTGGGCTAATATTGCAATAGACTGTGCCGAAGTCATCATCAGCATTACACGAAGCATCAATCCTCAGGTAACGTCTGGTTGGAGTCACCCGAAGAATAACGGTAGCAGGAGCCTCATTGCCAAGGATTATGCCCTTAGTGGCGGCGGCAATATCAAACTTCCCAAGCTCGTGTACGTCACTGGAGAATGCCTCCACGTCCGACTCTTCCACGATTACTGTTAGAGCATCATCCGCAGCGTTCCCAGCTTCCGTGAGAGTCAGGACGATAGCCAGACCACCAAATGGGCCTTCGTTGAGCAAGTCTATCACAGCGAACCCACCAGAATTTCTGGTGGTTGAAGTCGGAGTGCCGTAGTTACTGGTAACTAGATTGGCATAAGTCCAACCTGCACTCCCATCACACAATACTAAATTAGCATCAAACGCCATGTTTTCCTCCTCTAAGATGCGGCACTGGCGATAACCCCATAAAGCCTGGCCATGCAATACGGGTTGACATCAGCCAATCCTAGTGGCCAGTCTACCTCAGTTCGGTAGATGGGCTTATCCTTCAGCCGTCCTAAATCTTCCACTTCCATTGGGTACTCTTGGATGCCCCACAGCAAGTCACCAATGCCAAACTTGACAGCGTAGATGGAGCACTCAGTCGTGCCACCACCCTTAGTCTCGTCTTCGGCTATGATTTCCGTAGATTGGTCAGCTGCGACTCCAACATCGACCATTCGAGCACTCCCATACACGTCTACTACCCGATCAAACATATCCTTAGTGGTCGTGAGTAGTTGCTCACGTCTAAGCAATGACCTGGTAGCCAGGAGTGTCTTGTGATTCATCAACAGATAGTCGGGGCTGTGGCCCCAAATAGCGTAGACCAACTGATCCAACTTGTCGAGGAAGTTGTGACGTGTAGTGGAGCTGTTGAGGATTCCCTCAGTAACAGAACTCCCACCAACGTCAATCAGCTGATTGGTGTAACCCTCATTATAGATGTCATCACACCGTTTCTCTATGCCTTTGAACTCCTCTGGGTCGGAAGTTGGATTACCATTGATGAACTTGTCGTTGAAGTTAAAAGCCATAGCCTTAACCATCATAGTCTGGGTGATTGCTCTCGCATCAGCAATGGTGTTTTTGGCTCGTGCAATAGCCTTGTCGGTATCGAAGTATGCACCCATCAGGGCAATGACCTCGGTCTTCCCTTCCAGAGCACCTGTCCCCGAAGCATAGCCCTCATTGACCTTTCTAAACCCTACACTTGGGAGATCTCCCATTCGGACTACCCTTATGGATAGCGCACCAATATCCTCCCAAGGAATAAGCTCAGCAAGGTTGCTCTCCATTATGAAAGCATCAATGACAGACTTACGCAACGGATCAACTTCGATCTTTGATAATTCGGCTAGCGTAAATTCACCTGCCATGTGTTCTTACCCCCTATTCATTTGACTTTGCATAGGCTTGCCTTGCTAATTGCATAGGCGAACCCTGCGGCACTTGCCCACCTGCTCCACCACTTGACATATCAGGCAGTGGCTTGGTGGCTTCAAGAACACTTAAAGCTCCATTAAGTGCTTCCTCGGACATATCTTTAACCTTTTCCTCAGATAGTCCCCGCTTAACGAGGGCTGATCTCTTCTCCGAGACACTTGCTTCTTTCATGTTCTTGAGGTTCTCAGTAGCTTCATTAAGTTTGCCCTGAGCCTCCTCAAGCTGTTGTTTGACCTTCTCGTGCTCTTCCGTGCTTATTGCGGACTGTAACTTCTCTTCAAGGCTAGCTACTTTATCTTTGGCTTTCCCAAGGGTTTCTTTAACTCCTACGTATTTACCCCAGGGAACTGTCTCTGGAAACTTTCCATCCTTGTCAGGTTGGATTTCTTCCACTTCTAGCTTATCGCCTTCACCAGACATAATGTCCTCCTTATGTTTACTCTACCATACTTTTCTCTGGTTGTCAATACCCTGCGTCATCAAGTTCAGGAATTGGTTCCTCACCCTCACGGATGGGTAGTACCCAACTGGTAAAATGTGGGTGCTCATACTGTGGGTCTATGTCGAACTGGTCGAACCAAATAAGTAGCATATCAATTATGGACTGGAGATCGTTGGTTGATAAGCCATCTACTGGCCGATCATACTTACCCCAGAAGAGCATCCTTGCTTCTTCCTCAAGATGGCTGAGTCTCCACTCCTTACGTAGGTCTCGGCCCTTCATCTCCCCAATGTCTGTCTTGGTCGGGAGTTCTAGGTATTCCCACCACATATCCTCGGACTCTTTGTAGAACTCAACAAGTCGAGAGAATCCATACTCTTCACTCACCATATCTATTGGGAAGAACTTAGTCAGTTTGCTAGCATCATTCCCAAGCTCCTTGAGTGTGTAGAACTTACCCATATCCCTTGTGCCTAGTGAGTCTTCCAAATCCTTCAGTGTGCTTGTAGTTTCCTCCCATAGTTGTGGGTCAGGAGCTTCAGAACCAGTGAAGGCATGTTGTAGCTGTTCAAGAAGACTACGTTCAATATCTTCCTGCTCCTCCGGTGTATAATTCTCATCTAACCAACCACGTAGCTTCCGTATATACTGCATATCAAGACCTCTGGTATCCGTCATAGTTTCAATACTGTCCAGGGTTATCTTGTAGAAACCTACGAAGGTATTGCCAAGCCTAGATACTGTGGCTGGTAAGGCTGCTAACGCACGTTCCTTCATGCTCTTGTCTCCTGCCATTGCTTGGATCACCTCATTGACACCTCCCATAACGTCTTGGGCCAAGCCTAGTGTGAGTCCACCAAGCTCCCAATTGATTATCTCAAGGAAGCCATATTCCTTCCGCTTCTTGCCAGACAACCCAATGAGGAATGCACTCATGACCTCCCCAGCTACGAGGAGCAAAGCGACATTCTTAACAGCATCTATTCGCTCCATTGGGGAGGTTTCGCTGCTGAATATCTTGCTAGCTTGGAGTGCATACATCTGTACCGTACTACGTGGGAAGACTAGCAGACTACCAAGTGTCCGGCCTGATCCCTTCCATTCAAGCGAAGACCTAGATGATCTATCATACATATACAATGATGTATCGGTTAAGGACTGAGCTAGCCGAAGTGAGGCTGCCTCTGGGCCGGTAAGGTTCTCAAGCCCTGGGATAGATAAGGAAATCCTCTCTTGGGCCAAGAGTCTCAAGATGTTGTCACGTTCCACTTGAGTTAAGAGTGGACTCTGAATACCCGACCTCCTCATCCATCGGTCAAGGTTTCCATCCCTCAAGTATCTGTTGGTAACTCGATACGTCTTATTTAGAGCCGAATGGTAGCCCACATTTCTTGATATCTTATCGGATAGTGGGAATTGACTTGTCCTATTAGCTAATCGGGACAGACCCCATAATGGTTTTAGCAGGAACCTTGATGTACCTTCCACAGCTGTGGGTAGTTTACCACTAGAACCAATATTCTCTTCTTGGTACATATAGTCCCGTATAGACCGGCCAGACTGGTCAACTTCGGTATCAAAGAATATTCTTGATTTCAAACGGAAGTCAGCTGGTAGTTTTCGGAACTCCACTAGACCACGAAAAAGCTCAGTGCGGAATGGGAAGCCCCACAATGGCTGGACTACATTACGGAAGCATAGCCACGGATGCCAGAAGATAACTGGTGCAGCCATCTGGTACACCCTACGTAATGTGTGGTCAAGCATACCACCTTCCTGGGCTATACCCTGAACCTCTGTTAGGTAGGTACGAATGAAGGTTTCAACCAACTTGGGTTTATCAAACTTGGGAGCAGCCATATCGAATAGATCAGCCATAGCCATTATCTCCCTGCGTAGGAACCAACGGATACCTACACTGTGGATATATGAGTCAAGTCGGGCAAAGATAGCTGACATCTCGTGACCGGCTTGGTCTAGTTGCAAATTCTCCCGTTGAATGAGTCGGCCTGATCCACGGGAAGATGAGATTGGGTTAACCCTGGCAAAGAGGTTAGGATTGAAGATGATACGTGGGTCGTAACCACTTTCCCTTACACCCCAAGTCTTATCATAGAGATAGGCCCAAAGGTTCTGTTCCCCCTCACCCTCATAGATTATCTTAGCTGCTTCTAGTTCCTCGATTGGTGCGTCTGGTATGTCCTTGTGCATAGCTTCCAACTCTGGGTGCTGCTCATAGGCTTCGAGGAACCTGAGCATCCTGACAACAGGTTTGAACTCATTGAAGATTGCCATTATCTGGTTGCCTACTTGACGCTCAAGGTCAGAAAGGTTTTCTGGTTCTTGTACCCCCGAATCTGGGTCTTGGGCATTAATGTATTGAGCAATCCGTGTCTTGGCCGCCTTATCCCCCTTAATCCTGTGAAAGCCTTTAATCTTCTCATATCTGTCAGCATACTTGTCTCGCATCTGTTCTACTTGACCTTTGCCATCACGGATACGTTGGTTGACAAGATAGAATGGTAGTCCTGTTGCTGCTTCATATGCAGCAAAGACGAAGCGGGAGTCAAGGAAATTCCACTGCATTTTATATTCTATAGACTTATCCCCAATGAAAGGCATGGACAGTCGGAATCTATCAAATGGAGGAAGACCATCCCAACCGCCTTCAATGAGTCTTTGGCGTGGTATATGGGTTAGTTTGGATAGATTAGTAAATTGCTTTTTGATAGCTTTGGGATCGTCCTTGTCCTCCTTGGTAGCATCCTCCTGACTAACCCTCTCTTGGGCCTCAGCTAGTTGGTTCTGCATGTTGGTAAGGAACCTTTTGCCCTGTTCCTGGGCTACCTTCCGTACTTTATCAGACTTAATATGCTTGGCTATATCCTCCCTCTCAGCTAGAGCTGCTTCCTGGAAGGTAATTTGCTCATCAAGGGATGGATTACGAGGATTATACTTACCTGAGTAGAATGGGTTCTCAAACCGCTTATAAGAGAAATCAACCCATTCCTCGGCTTGTGGTTCAGAAGCTTGGGAGAACTCTTCATCAGATAACTTAGTATGCGGGTCTGGGCCAACACCCTCTTCACGAGGGAAGAACTGCTCAAAGAAGGCTAGACCATTTTGGCCTGTACGTCTGGGTAGTCTGCCACGAACATACTCAGAGAAGTCATCAGCAAAAGCTTCTTCAAGCTCATTATATTCGTCTATATGGTAAAAAGCATTGTCTAACTTCATACCTGGAGAAAGTTTATGCCAATTTTTATCATCCTTGTATATTTTCTCTAGTTCTGGTAGGTTTCCCCTCACCTTGTCCCAATTTATAGCTTCCCCTTTATGTCTCCGCCCAACATGGATAGAAGCATAAACATCGAGGAAACTGGTATCACCATCTTCAAATGCCTGACCAATAATCCCATGAGCTACTTCATGGAACATAACCTCTGGATCGAGTAGAGTCTCCTTATCTTGTGCCCTTATGATACCATCGTCTGGCATCCAAGAAGCACGAGTTGTTCTAATACCACCTTCCGTCAAGAACTCTGGATTTATTTCAAAGCCTTTGACCATCTTACGAATTGAGGTGGGTAGGCCACGAAGGTACTCAAGGACTGTCTCCCGATCCTCAACCTCAATACCCTCACCCCAGGTAAGGTGCTCCCATGACTCTATCTCTGCCTTGGTAGCAGGAACACGAACCTCAGCCACCTTCTTCAACTCAGATAGTTGGGTTCTCCTTGCGTCTATCTGGTCTTGGGTAAGTTTGAGGTTCTCCTTCAAATGGTCAACAGCAGCTTTCTCTTCCACTATACCCGTTGGGGAACCACTCTGCTCGAGAGCGTAAATTCGATCTTGCTTCGCAATGATACTATTAGATATTGTTTCTATTTCCCCTTCCAACTCCTCAATGTCAGCTTCATGCAAAGCTATCTGTCTGTTGTAGGTTCTCTTGTATACATCTGTTATCTTGGTATTTAGGTCATCCTCCATAACAGCACCGGCAACACTAGCTACCAGCTCTTCACCACGTTCAGTCTCGGCAAACTCATCCAGCGCTTCCTTCTCGGCAGCAGCCGTAGCTGGTTCGTCTTCAACCCCATCCTTCATCAGCTGCTCTTTCAACTCCTCAACCCTTGAGTCGAAGTCAGCCTTGTCACTTGGGGTCATGTGCTCTTTGGTAGTTTCAATCATCCTGTTGATGATCGCACCAGAAGCCCCGAACCCTACACCCATCATAGTACCAATGATGAAGGCTTCCTTGGCATCTGCATCGAAAGCCCAAGGGTCTTCCTCGCCCGTTGCTATATTGTAGACTACATTCTGGTAGAGTTCCTCACCACCCTCTGTGAGACCGACAATGGTTGTTTTACCAGCAACAGTCCCTAGCTTGAACAGACCACGGTTTATTCCTCTGGCAAAGTTTTTCAAAGCATTGGCACTTGGAGCAAAGATCGTGGCAAGCTGAACAGCATCAAGACCCGCAAGCTTCATGTTACCCCAAAATGCCTCATTAGCAGCTTCATGGGCTTCATCCCAACTTGCACCCTCAGCGAGTTGTGCATCAAGCACACCACCTGCTTCCATCATGGACTCAGTGGTTCGGGACATAACACCGCCTGTGACACCGCCAAAGATGGTACGGAGGATTGTTGAACCAAAGGTTCCAAGCCCAGCCTTAGTAGCTACAGGGCCAGCTAAAGCAGCGCCACCAGCCCAACCCCACATGCCAACCAACATTAGATGGGCAGTAGTGGGAACTGTGCGGACAACACGTTGGGCATAGAAATTTGGGTTAAGGAGATGGCTCCACTGGAACTCACCCATAGTATCTACAACGTTGGGTGTGACAAACTCGCCCATCTCGTACATCTTCTTGGCTCCACCATCCCAACCCATCATCTTTGTTGCCCCACCGAGGGTTTTCCACATATCACCATAACCTGCAAGGACAGATTTACCAGCAGTCTCCACAAAGCCAAGTAAACCCTTCTTCGGTATAGCCCTCTTGACCTTCTGGAGCATATCATGGTAGAACTCAACAATATATGAATCCTCGGTAACATCCCCGTAGATATCTGGGAAAGTCTCCTGAACCCAATCAACTATAGCTTGATAACGTAGTTTTTTGTCACTGTAGAAGGGTATAGAAGCTAGGTCTTTAAGAGTCTCGTACCTCAAATGTGGGTATATTTGGGCTATATAATCAATAGGAAGTGTAGCTTCCTTTGGTTCATTGTCAGCAAGAAAAGCCTCTTCCAGGGTCAATGGGAGGAACTCTTCGGTATCCTCATCATAGTGGGCTATGAGTTTATTGTTCTCATCCCAAACATCTCCCTCACGAAGAACGAACGGCACTGGTTCCCCAGACTCATCATCTATCATAATTATAACCTGACCACCACCCTCAGCTAGACCATCATAGTACCGCTGCAACGCCTCGACAGCTGTCTCGCCTTCCTTTGGTTCAATTCCATACTTCTCCTTGAGTGTCCGAAGCAGGGATTCTTCAAGTTTGGCAGCTCGGTCATCTACCTCAGTGTCGGTTAACCCGCCAAGCTTTTGCTCCGATTCTAGTGGATTGCCAAGCTCATCTACTGGTGGATAAGCAAGCTGTAGTGCCTCGGCTATTTCCGGTATATCCTTGCTGAAAGCTACTGTGGACATAATTTGGTTTGGTGATAGTTCGTCTTGGTTGGCTGCTAACCAATCCCAAAGGTCTATGTCCGAGACATCGAACCCACCCTCAATGATCTCCTTGGGAGACTTCTGGGCTATGGATTGGGCAAAGTTAGTGACCCACTCTGTCTCCTCATCATTGAAGTATAGACCTATGACTTTGAACCGTGAGCCAAGCTCTGTGGTATCTACGATTGGATGGCCCACAACAGCCAAGTATTGAACGGCATCCATGATATCTGGCAAGAGGGTGACAACCTTCTGCTTTCGTACCATTTCTTGGTACTCTTCCTCTAGTTCTAGCCGGTTCGCTACTACTTCCTCTGGTGTGAGTCCGAGGTCTATTCCCCAACTCTCTGGGGTTACATTTTCCATTATGAGATCGGTAAGTCCAAAGAGGCTGGGAGCGAATTGTTCTGTAGTTTCCCTTATAGCCTTTTCTGGTAGACCCATCTTACCCCATTGTTCCGGAGTATGTCGCCGTAAATAGATATCGGAGTATTCTTTCCGTTTCTTCTCAAGTTCCTGCATCCGCTTGGTTTCGGATTCACCAAATTGGGTTGGGAACTTTGGTAATACTGTTGGATCTGGCATTTTATCTTCTCCTTATCCGTCCATTACCTACCATATCACGTAATTGCTGTGGGGTAAAACCTCCCCTAGTTTCGGGTGGCGCTGTTCGGGACTGAGCACGGGGGGTAGCCTGTGGTGCTCCTGCTTCCCTTTGAGCCAAGATATCGGTCATCTCTGTTGGTTGACCCTGACCTGGAGGTGGTGCAGCAAACTGAGCTTCGAGTGCTTGAGCTGCCCTCCGAAAGAGCATAGCCTGTTTCACATCACCTCGCTGCTCAAGGTACTTGGCATGAGTTTGGTATCCGGCAATAAGTTTAATATTCTTGGTCATTGGATGATTCATCACATCATCAAGTTCTTTACGCCTGATGATTGCTTGGGGATCGGGGAATTTATAAACCTCACCGAGCAATGTGGCTTGGTCAACATCTTCCCTCATCATCCCCCCAATAGTTCCACGCTCTAGCCAATCCTTTGCTACAGCAACTTCGGAATCCACCTTGAGGATCACATTATCGGGAATGTCCTTAGACGTAAGTTTCTCCAGGAATTTACCTTTTACCTCGAAGACTCGTCTAGTTGATTTAAGGTTAGTTAACCAGAATCGGCTGCTTTCACCCATTGCCCAATGCTTGGCATCCATGTATGGATATAGTATCTGATTGGCAGACGATGTGGCCAATTGGCTGAGGGCATAGCCTGGCTGCCCCTCAACCATACCATAGACCGCATCATTAAAACTACCTTTCTGTAATTCCCTCCGGATCTCCAGCAGATGGGCCTGAACTTCTATTGGTATGCCACCTGGGGGAATACGCTGGAGGCCAAGCTCCCCTGGGGCATAGTGGAAGAATGCTCCACGTTCACGGATTTGTTGTGGAGTTGCTTGTGGAGTAGCACTGAACTCTTGGGTAATTGGTTGAGCAGTATCCCTCAGTATTTGGGATACCATTGATTTCCATTTATTGAAATAACCATTGACATCCTCGTTCACTGCAAAGATACCCCGACCTGTCCATCTACGCCAATCATCCTTGGCGGGGGTAAGGCTGCCTTTGTCGGGGAAACCACCCACTGGTGAAACCAAGATATTCATTTCTGGTCTTGGAACCCAACCAGTAACGTCCTTACCATTGATGAGTACCATATTATACAGTGTGCCATCAGTATCTCTGGTAAAGAAGTCATCCAATGTAACCTGTGACCTATAGGTAGAATGTGGTGGATCATAGTTCCAATGCAATAGTTGGGCCTTCTCAGCTGCTTCCCTATCGTTTATTCGGTATGAATGGACGCAGGACTGAAGTCTTCGGTTGTGGAAAAGTGGGTAAACCTCATATGGATTCCACACTTGGGCATCGAGAAGCCCTGTTTGGGAATCGAAACGGAGTGGGATACTGTACCAACCAGTTACGAGAAGGAAGAACCCTAACTCGTCAATGAATGGCTGGAGACCACCACTCTGTCTATCTTGGTCAATGAGAGTCCACATATGCTTACATGCCCTATCTATCTTTGCCCTTCTATCAAGCTCAATGGCTGTTTCTGATAGGATCGGGGTATTGAAGACTAGCTCCCCCTTGGTCAACAGGTAATGAGCCATGTTGTAGAATGTTAGTGGTTCATTGCTGACATATGATTCCATATTCTTGGCTTGCAATTGGTCAACGAGAGTAAGCATCTGATACCACTCGGTAAACTGAGCATTTCGTTGATACCAATGGGTTTTTAGGTTGGCTATTTGTGATCTTACTTGGGCTTCTGTTAACATTATTCCTCCTTACCAATCCCATCCTGGGACTGCGCCTTGATAGCCCTGTGAACCACCACCAAACTTGCGGACTGCACAGGCAATCATTAGGGCAATTGCTAAGTCATCGAAAGTTTGGGCAGTCGGCTTCATCTTAATAAACCGATAGCCCCGTAATTGCCTAACTAAGTTTATATCTCGTATATTAAGCCTTGGTAATACTTCCCTAAGTGCTGTTCTCATGTACTCCTTTGTGGGTTCATTAGTCCACCATCCGAGGTTATTAGTAACTCTTGATTGGAGTAAGTCCCTCTGGCGGTGGATGTTTGGGTAGTTGGATAACCGAATGTTCGGTGAATCTAGGCTATAACCCCCGACAAGTGCTCCAAGGACTGCGTAGCCCGTGAAGTTACGCTCAACTACCAGTTCGGCACTATTGTACCAGAAACCCATCTGTTGGAGGATGTTGGCAAAGGTATTTGGGTCAACACGGCCTTGGTATGTGGCTACTACATTATAGTGGTAGTCCATTACCACAGCAGCCGAGTAGCTTCCTGTTGGTGATCCAGCCGCTGAGTCAGCAGCCAATATATATGCTTGGCCAGGTAATGGGGGTGTCCAATAATGCCAACCCCCTGGGTGGAGTTCGCCCTCGTAACAACCATTAGCCATATCCCTCAGTAGCTCCTGGTCGAACACGGGGTCACCAACAGTTAAGAAACATGATACCTCATCCTCTGGGTACTCTTGCCAGAATAGTCCACCTTTCTCACCAAGCTTCCACCTACGCCATCTTATCTGATCTTCGGTTAGTTTGAACCTCTCCACGAGGTCACCCTCTTCGGCTGTGTAGATTAGGTCAAAGCGATCTTCTGGTGGTGCTAGTTCTGACCCACGAGATATGAAATAGCCATCATCCCACCACCAAGGAAAGAAGAACGGTTTGTATGGGGATTTGCCTTCTCTTGCCCGTGTCCATTTCTCGAAGAAGATGTTGTCTTCACCATTAGGCGTACATTCTATAGTAAGTTCCCCTGTGATCGGCACAGCATCCTCTACGCCATTGAGTAGTTTTTCCCCATCCTCGTAATAGGCTAGCTCGGACAGTAGGGCTTTACGGATTGTATCACCATGACCAAACGCTCTGGCCCCAGCAGTACCAATGTATATGGCACTGTGCAATTCGGGGAAAGTCTTCTCCGAGCGGCTCTCGGCCCCTACCTTTGGTTTGGGTTCACCCATAGTGTCATGGTAGAATTGAACACGATCAAGCAGCCGCTGTGTAGCACGGGTTTCATGGCTTACTACAGCACATTGGGTGTGAAGGATAGTGATACAGTCCACATACATATCAGCCAATATGCTACTTGAGCATCCTCCTTGGCGATATTTGAGGATTATATTCCTCGGCCCTTTGTTCCTGTTAAAGTGCGATTGGAGGCGATTGAACTTGAAGGGGACAACTACCCCCTGTTTGTTGTCAATCTTCAACAGAGCTTCAATAAGCTTAACTCGGTCTATGTCAGCTATGGTCGTCATTTAGGCAACCATCCTTTAAGGGTATACTTCCTCTTCAATCGGTGAACGTGCTTGTTCACACTCCGTGACATTGTCGCTCTCTGCACGTTCTGTAATGAGGCGTGTCTGGCCTTCAATGACCTCATTTTGTTGGTTGCCATTATCTCCCTCCACGATTAGTTGCTGTAGTCGTTGTTCCCAAGAAAGGGCAAGAGATTGGGGTTGGTAGTCCAGGTCTCCTATGAGTTTGGTGTAGACATCACGGGCAAGCGGGAGTCGGATTAGCTGGTACTCTCCCGATTCCACCTCATCTTTTAGCTTGTCGAGGATCATTTTCTCCAACATAACTGCACTGAGTTGATTGTCCCGCCGTAGGAGCCTGATGGCCTCTTCCTTGTATTCACCAGCAAATTCTTTCCTTCTACGGTAGAGAGATACAAACTCATCACTCTTGAGCCATGTATTGTAGGTTCCCTTGGTTACACCACACATCTCCCGTGCTGCTTCCGTGGGAATGTCACAGATACGAAGGAGAAGGAATTTACGCCTCTTGCCGTGGGTAGCTTTTAATTCTTCTACTAACATGAGTTTACTGTAACATAAAGTTGGCTGAATGTCAATACCCCAGAGCTAGTTTGAGGCTATTTGGTGGCTAGCTATTGACACACTTTGATTTATATGGTAAAATAACATTAGGAATTGAAGCTACTTTTAATAATAATGAAGCTATATCATAAGATTTATACTAATAATAAGAAAAAACGTTATGTAAAGGAGGACACTGATGAAGTTTAATGTAGCAAAGAATGATCGACTACACTGTTATTATTGCAAGGAAGGAATCCAATATGGGACGCATTATCTTCTTATATTTCTCAAGGAAGGAGTAAGCAAACGAAGAGGTATCCTGCTATTTCATCTTGAATGTTACCCCAAATGGAGTGAAGCAGTGATGCTGAAGAAGTATTTTAGTTGGGAAGGGAGGATGAAACCAACAAAGAAGAGGGGTAGGCCAAGGAAGTATGCTACAGTAGAGGAAGCCCAACAAGCCAATCGGGAGAAGTCATTGGCAAATTATCATAGGAGGAAGGAAAATGGACTTAATACTACCACCCAATGTGCAAAAGCAATTTAACCGATTAAAGGAGGAAAAGAAGGATCAGAACATTTGGGAAGGGAAGAAACGCCGAGGGGGTAAACCGATCTTGTGCCAAAGATGCGGCCAAGGTGGGGGAACGTTGGTCAAGGTGAATGACGGGGTCTACATACATACTAAGTGTTTGAAACAATAGAGGTATTGACAACCAAACCATTATGTGGTACAATACATTTGTGATGTGGCTGAATAAGCTGCTACGCAGGGTTAAGGCACCAATTGGACTAGCGATGAGTTAGTCGCCTGTCGGCGGCAGTCAGAAAGCCGTAACTGACACGGCAGGCAAACAGTTGGGTTGTTGTCCCACAACTTACAGTGATATCAATAATATTGGTACTACTGCGGAGGGACGCAAGCTTGGAAGAGAAGACACGGGAGAGGGTAGAAGTGCCCGAACCTAGTGCGGGTCTCCCCATCACAGCAAATTACCCCCAATTCGGGGGTTTTTTGTTACCTACCGTCTGCAGAAGTCCCCATATGACGGCATAATGTAACAGTGTATTATACCACATCAATGGTTATGTCAAGTAAGATGGGAAAAGTGGGATTTTTGTGTGAGTGTCAATTCTTCGGTGGGTGGCTTGGTCAGGCCAGAGTAGTGGCCCAGACCCCCGACCCCTTGACAACCAGTAGACAAGCCCTAGACATAAGGCGATTATGAGCCAATAACTACGTTTGAAATGTGCCAAGCCCCTAGACATAGGCAGGCTACTTGACATAATGTTAGTAGCAATTCTAGCATTGGCTATAAACCAGCCATGCAATAGACTTGACATTGCTAGCCAGATATGCTAGACTTGCCTTGACCGTTGAATGACGGCCGGCGAGCGCCATGCCCGCCCGCACGTTAAAAACTAAATACGGAGGTTGAAATGGCTGTAGCAAGTTTAGAATTGATCGTGGCAGGTATGACGGACGAGGAGCTCCAAGCGTACGCCGAGCGTAGTAAAGAAAACCAGCCGCTAGTGGACGCTATAGCGGAAGTGGTAACAAAGCGTACGGCAGAGCGGGAGGCAGCCAAGGCGATAGAAGCATACCACAAGGCTGTTGATAAGCTAGTCAGAAGTCTACCTGCGCCTCCCCCAGAGGTCAAAAACCTCTACTTCGAATACGGCGATCACGATGTGCCCACAGGAGGGGAAGTGGAGGTTAAAAATCCGGAGACAGGGGAAGTGGAAAAAGTCCAAGCCGTCATCAGCCAGAAGTCCTGGGTGCTAACCACAAATAAGGCAATGAAAGTAGGCACAGACAAGATGACGACGCCCACAGTCGGAAAGCTGGCAATCCGTGTTAGCAAGATCGGCCAGCCAAATGCCGACGGTAACCGCACCCTGACACCTATTGGCGAATTTGCTAATGGCACGATTGCCTGCAATACCTTGGGGTTGACAATTGGCAAACAATCCGCTAATCTTGTTCTTCGCAACAGTGGCTACCACGTGGAAAACATTGTAGCCTAGATTCAACTAAATGAGGCTGCCAGTGGCATGGGCTGGCAGCCTTATTTTTATGTCAAGTTTACCTATCTACCAGACTAGCCCAGAACTATCAGGCTGCTAGTATAGGGAAGGAGTGTCACAATCTAGTTGCCATCCATGACTAGCCACTAGCCTGATTTTACTAGCCTATTAGTACCCCTACTCCTTGACCACGTTGTGTTATGTCAAGCATGGCTATTTCATCGTAGCTATTGACATTGCTAGTCAGATGTGCTATCATACGGGCAACGTGGTAGGATTGTAGGTACTGAAAGGAGGTAAACAATGACTGCCAAGAAACTATTCGAGGCCAAGGGTTGGAAGGTTAGTGTGCTAAAGCCCAGGCCACAGTTGGGTAAGAAAAGGAGGTAAACAATGGATGTCCAGATCAAAGATGGTAAGTTACACATTGAGACTCTGATCGAGCCAGGAAGACCCTCCAAGACTGGTAGTGGGGATAACCTCGTTGTTGCCAGTACTGGTGGGTTTTTACCAATCCCAGGATCAGATATCAGAGTCAATCTTGTAGCCATAAAGCGGAGGTAGAAGGATGTCACAACCAGTATGTAGCAAGTGTAACTTCCCACTGTTTGATGACAACACTAACCATAGCAGGGGTGGGCAGGTCAAGTGGTGTGATGCCTGCTGGAGAGACTACTGGCACAAGGAAAGGTACATGGAACTGAGACGGATGGGGGTGACAATGGTGCTTCCACCCAGACCAGTTGGTTAACCCAAATCCTGTTCCCTCCTTGTTAACAGGTGTGGAGTACTTAGGTTGCCAGGCTTGCCTCGGTACTCCACGCAAGGGAATAAGGAGGTCTCAATGTTTTACCTATTCATTATTGGCTACACTGGAGTGAACTTGGGTCTAGTATTAGCATTAGCCCTGAAAGTATGGTAATAAGGAGTAGGAGGTTGACAATGGCACGCTGTAGTAAATGCAAGCAGAAGAAGACTCCACTACACAAGAGATTTGGAGGTGTACTGTGTGATGACTGCCTGAAGGTCTACCAAGAACTGACAGGAAAGGAGTAGAACAATGGAACCTGGAAGCGATGAGTTCCTTCGTATGCTTGGCATACCAGAGAAGGATTGGGAAGAGATCAGAGGTGCTACGAATAAGCAGGCTGATCTAGATGCCTTGTTGGATGAGACAGAAGGCAAGCAATTGCCAGAGGGTAACAGACAGATCATTACCTTGGCTTGTTCTAAGGCTGCTCAGGCTTACCCTGCGCTGTTCGTATGTGCGCCTTATGTCTCTATCCTCTGTGAGTTGGCCTACTGGTTGGGTCACAAGAGCGGAGTCCAGGACGAGAAGCTCGAATCAATGATGAGATAGGTGAATGTTATGGATACTTTGAGTGCCTTCGCTAGGGGGCAAGCAACCAGAGAAAGACCGCTATCAGTAGTAACAGTAACGTTCGTGAAAGATTGGTATGATCCCAGAATGGTTTTTGACTGGGAGCTTGCAGCCAGACTGATCAAAGAACAGAAACCTATGGTAGCTAGAGCTGGTCTGAGAGGTGATTGGGGATGGACAGGAGGAAATATATGGGAGAATGGTGCTCCTGTTCCCAAAGACCAGACATATACCTATCTGGCTAGTACATGGGCGGTACCTGAACTTGATCTCGATGGGGAGATAATCCAGTGTTACCGAATGATGTCTGAGGTTCCGTCATGGGATTCAGGCACATACTGGCCCGAAGAAGCGTTGGAAATTGTGTCAAGAGGTGATTGAAATGAGACAACAGCGTTGTCCGAACTGCGGTAGTATCCCACAGCACATTGGGTTTGACCTAGCAGGTAATGGTATCTACCATTGCCTAGCTCAGTTGACCCGAATGAAGCGAACCAGAGATGGGATAATTGTCCACGGGATGATTCCATGTGACTCAGGGTTCCAGTCCATTAGGGGTATTCTCAAGCCCATTGAGGTAGCCTACATGGAAGCTGAGAAAGAGACCGAAGACGGTGAGAAGAAGAGGACAACTGATACCGTGCAGTTTCGGACGTTAATCGAGATAACTTAATAGGTGATTCTGGCCACTACTTAGGACTTGGAGATCTGGGGCGAAGGTCAAAACTTGGGTGCTAGGTAGTGGTCAGGCATGACTCATTAAGGAGAGGAGGTTAACCATGTTTGTCTGTAGGGAAGACGACAGTGGATTCATTCCAATCACCATTGTACTAGAGTCACAAGAAGAAGCAGATACCATGTGGCATAAACTAAACTGTAATAGTGATTGGAGAGAGTACCTGAGAAGGCGTGGCATAGCAACTGACGAAGGGCTAGACCCATTCCAAAGACATACAACGAGGATGTGGACAGATTTTGACAGGGTTTACCAACCTAGTATTGGAGGTGACAGATTTGGGTAGAGAGCAGTATGATGAAGGAGTAAACGAGCTAGTAGCTTGGGCTATAAGGAAGGAGTGGTTCCCCCTCGGACACCATAAAGGTGAGGTAGTTGGGGTCTACTCCTTTCTGACTCCCAAGGGAACACTCGTTGAGGTTACACATGATCTGAACGGGAACATCATCAAGGTCGAGACTGAGACAAGTGAATGGATTCCAGGAGAAGGAGGGTTGCAAGATGAGAGACACTAGGTTGATTGGAGGTTTCCATGAGTGGGCTAAAGAACATGGATGGGTCTGGGCTATGGAGTCTCCGTTGGTGATGAGGGAGGATGTTGAAAGGAGATACAGGTTTTACCACCGATGGTCAAGATACAGAACCTACATTACCCCAATGGGAGACATCGTCGAGGTAGAGTACTATGGCCCAGGAACCAGAACAATCCAACGTATAGAAAGGAGGTGATAAAGATGGAGTTCAAATTGGTAAAGAGGGAAGAGATTCCCACTCTCCCCCGTAAGTGGGCTGATATCCTGAGGAGTTTGGATGATGAGAATGCTGCGGTACTGGAACTTTCTTCTGTAGAAGAGGTAGAGAAGGTTCGTGGATTTCTCTATAACAGCAGTATCTACATCAGAGTTCCTATCCATACAAGGAGTTCCCGCAGGAATGGCAGCTTCGATCTCTTTGTGTGGAAGAGAGGAGGTGATGAATGAACTTCAGGATCAGGACTGTAGGTAGCAAACCAATGGGTGGGCTGAAGGTGACGGGTGTTAGATACCTGCCTATTGGGGATGGAGTGGAGGTTGCATGGGTTGGGAAGGACTCAACAGGTGCAGTTGTTCTGGCTGTACCATCTAATTGTAAACCATACATGGAGTATGGAGTATTAAAGATGAAGAAAGGAGGTGATAGTATGCTTACTGAGAAGCGGTATACCTATTGGGTAGATGGGTGGAACATGGCTAACTGCCCCACACCAACAACTGATAAACAGGCTGTCTACGATGCGGCTGAGGATGCAGCCATAGAATCGGGGAGGAAAGTGCATGTACTGGAGACAACAGCAGTCTGTGTGATGGAAGCACCGGAGCCAGTGCTTGTTCCTGCTTGGCACCCAATCTAGCAGGTAGTCTGTGACTATGCCTCAGTACGCTGGGGCATAGCGACAGGTTACTTAACTGGAGGTATATTGTGGATGAAGGAAGCAGGGCTGATGTACTGGCACGGATTGAGGAGATAACTCAACTGTTGGATTTCTTTGTCTTGTCTGATCTTGACCAAAGAGATTTGTTGAAGGCAGAGAAGCTGCGACTCCAAGCCAGGTTGGAAGAAGATTTAGAGTAAGGAGGTGCTTTATGCAAGAGCAGTCCAAGGAGATGTGTAGGTTGAGGTGTGGTAACTGTACATTCAACTTCATCAGGAGCTACGAAGAAGGAGGCAAGCTTAATACCCCATGCCCATGTTGTGGAGGACGGGGTACATCAATGATAGTTGACATTTGGTCAGAAGGTGGTACTGTTAACCAGTGGTTTGTTCCCGAAGAGGAAGAGGAAGAGGTAGAGGTAGAGGCGGAGTTCATGACTAGCCATGGCCGTATATTCCTAACTGATCCTCTACCAGAGGATCATGAACCAATTCTTGGGTTGAGAATGGTTAGGAGATGTCACACACAGGAATGTATGGCAATCATGGTCTACACAGGTAATGATGGGGACGGAGGTTGCAGTGGTTTTCCTGGGTGGATATGTGAGGAGCATTTATAAAAGGAGGGTTAAAATGTTTCTAGTTGTAGACGAGTATAACCAAATTGTTAAGGAGTTTGAGACCCTTGATCAGGCAGAGCGAGAAGTGCTTAACCTCCTCAATGAAGAGGAAGATTATGAGTACGAGTCGGGAGATGATGATATAAAGGTCTATGAGCTGAAGAGAGAGGTTAAATTCAAAGTAAACCCAAGAATAGTGTGGGAGGAATAGACAAATGTTTATTGTAGTAGCAGAGGATCAGGAAGCAACCATTTGTGAAGAACTAGGGGAGGTTATGCACGCAGTATATATCCACTGTGAGGTGGAGAAGATTCCACACCACGAGCTAAGGATTTTCCTCGCTGAGGAGATTAGTGTTGACTTTGAGGAATATCCCTCAGTGAAGCATCTTCCTGCAACTACCCCTTAGTTATGTAAAGCATGGCTATATTAAAATTGGGCTTGACATAACACATCAGATGTGTTATGCTTTGACTATCCGTGGGTGCGTAGGTTTTGACCTAAGTTATGCCCCAGAAAGGAGGTTACCTATGACTAGGTGGGGACAAAATCCTGAGATCGTAAACATCGAGACCGGACGTGGCGACTCCATTTCGGCAGAGGTTGGAACCAGCTTTGTTGCCGCAGTGGAAGCTGCCGCATCTCAGGCCAATTATGGGGGATACTTCCGAGTGTTCCTCAATGGCGCTGAGATCATCGACCCCGATGCCGCTCCTGCCACCATCGAGGCTGGGATGCGGATTCAGATTACCTCTTTTGACAAGGTAGGAGTGTAGTCTGACTTGGGTGCTGGTGTCCTGTCGGATCGGGATACCAATGTTGGTTAAAATTGGTATACAGAAGTTCAAGGCAAGTAAGAACCGTCAGTAGGTGTGTTTCTCCAATTACGGAGACAGGGCCGAAGGATCGCTCTGAACGTAAGCAACTTTGTTACCAGCTTTAAGGCAAGGGCAGCAAACTGGAGGTCTGGTGTTGGTACCGCTCCTAAAGAGAACCCTTCCCGTGGTCAGGCACGTTAAATCCGAGCCAGCACAATTCTATAGAAAGGAGGTTATGCACAGTGGAATTGACATTACAACAGACCGTAGACGGTCTAGAGAGTATGCGCAACGACGAGTTCCCTGAGGGTATGTCTATTGGACTTAATCTTGGGGAACATGGTTACTGTGAGATCAGATCAAATTGTCCACTCGCAGTTCGTCTGCGTACAATGGTAGAAGAGATGGGCATTGACCTGGAGAAGTTCATCAACGAGTATCAAGAAACACCGCCTGATCCCCTCACTTTCGCAGATTGGTCTAATACCATTAGTGAGGTTGAAGGTGACCTTTCACTCACCATTGGTGGACAGACTTTCCATCTCGACTACACCACGATTGTTACTGACCACTTGAAACAAGCTATCCAGACACGGCTAACTCGGATGAGAGATATAGAGCAGTCTCTGGTTCGCCTCAAACAGGACTACTACAGCACCTATAAGAATGAGGTTCTCCTTAGGAGGGAGCGGAGGGGTCTCACCCTTCCAGGTAGTTTTACCTCAGTTGACCTTGCTTCGTGGGGGATAACAATGGGAACAGGATACAACGGGAGTAACTATGAGTTCATCCTGCCTCTTCCCTATGACCCTGCATTTGTCTTCTCACGAGGGCAGAAATACGCCATCCTTGAGAGACATCAACAAGCACTCCGCAGGGACAATGTGGTTCTCTTCCTAGATATTACCCCAAACTACAAGTTCAGGAGAGCCCAAACCATGCAGAGAGTAGCCAAGGAGAGGAAAAGCCACTACACTAGCTTCAGTCACTATCATGGAAGTGGTGGTGATGACTGTTGGGGGAGTGTAGTCTTACCTGCTAAATGGGAAGGCACAATAGGACAACTGCTTCGACTTCGGGATGAATTAGCTGTTTCTCTGACTACAATTAACAAGGACAGCCTCATGAATAGCCATCCAGTAGATATGTTGGCGATTCAAACCATCATGGAGAAGGCAACCCAGCTCGGAACTGAAGGAGAGGTTACCCGTAGTCCAGATTCCGACCCAGATAAACCGGATATAACTTTTGTAGATCTGGAAAGCATCATCATAGATGAGCCTCGTGTGGGTGCTGTCCGCAGATGGGGAGGGAGATAAACATGGAACAAACAGAATTGGTATACGCAAGACAGGAACAACTCCTACTAAGTGTCCCATCTAGTGTAACTGTTGTGGGAGTAGGTGGAGTTGGAACTTGGGTAGCTATCCAGGCTGCTATGTCAGGAGTGGGGGAACTTCACCTCTTTGACGCAGATGTACTTGAGGAGCACAATCGTAACCGACTTCCATTCTGCCAAGGTGGTCTCAACAGGCCAAAGGTAGATGTAGTAGCCGACTTTATCAGGGCTATCCGTCCTGACTGCTTGGTTTGGGCTATCCATGAGAGGTTAGAAGGGGAGGACAACATTAGGAACCAGTTACAAATCTCCCATACAATCGTAGACTGTACGGATTCCCCACGGACACAGATAGAACTCTATAAAGTGTGTGGGCAGTATGGTGGGTTATATATTCGTGCGGGATATGATGGAACACACATAACTGTGTCCTCCTCAGTGCCTGGATGGATAAAGAATGCAGAGCGGGAGACATATGAGATCAATCCATCCTGGGTCGTGCCATCGGTGGTTGTCGCAGCATTGGCAGTGGGTAAATTGATGAAATACCCCGACCAAGAAGTGTCCTTGGAGATTGGAGAGATCGGGATACCCATGCTTAACCGTATACCACCACCTGGGGCACGGTGCAGACAGTCGGGTAGCTCAGAAACGTCAACTAGGACGAGAAGAAGGAGGTAAGAATGAGTTTCAAAGAGTACAAATCCAAATTGGAGGGAGATTATGAGGTCATAGACACCGCTGCTGGGAGGGTGTATGTGGCCAGGAAATCAAAGGGGTGGAAAACCAAAGAGGTTAAGGAACCACCTGTTACCTGCTCGCTGTGCTCGGAGCTTGACATCTTTCTTGAGTACACACCACGTAAGAAACTCAAATTGCTCATGGAGGAGTTCACTGACAAGGAGTGGATGGGATATTTGGTCGGACTCCAGTATGATGAGGGAATATGTGTTACTGACTTGGTTATCCCACCCCATGAAGAGTCTAACTACTCTTCTGCCGAGGCTGAGCCATTCAACATACCAGACGACTGTGTTGGAGTGATCCACTCCCACCACAAGATGGGTGCTTTCCACTCAGGTACTGACCACGACCATGTGGACTCCAACTTCCCATGTTCCATTACAGTTGCAGTCAGTGGTGGTAAGCTAGAGTTCAGCACGGTAGCCGTCATCCACACTCCATGTGGTAAAGTTGCTGAGGTCACACCCAAACTGGTGTTCGTTGATCCTCCACCCACATTCCCAGAGGAGGAATGGTTCGAGGAGGCAGTTACTAATGTTAAGAAGGGGCAGTGGTCATACAAACATCCAACTACTGTTCAGCCTACTACTGCTAAAGGGTGGGATGAGGATGAGTATTTGGAAAGGCTATATGCCTATGCCTATGGAGCCAGTCCCCCAAAAGAGAAGTCCAATGGATGGGGAAAGAATCTGGCCAAAGAGACAACCCCTGATTCCTACCTCCCACTTCGCTACCGAGTTGCAGATGGTGGTCTCTATGATGAGAATAACCACGAGGTAGAGGATGGGGAACTGTTGGCTCTTATGGCTGCTTGGTCAGTCTAGGTATTGGGGAGGGGAGCGCAGTTTGTTCCCCTCCTCAGTCTATTTGGAATCATAATATTGACAAAAGTGCGCAGATGTGGTAGGATGGTGATGATGTTTGAAGTGCGGGATGGAGTGGATTACATGAATCTCCGCATCCCACCCCCCAGATTTATAATAGATAAACTACTAGCTGAGGGGGAATTTCTCATGATTTATGGGGATGCTGGTGTTCGGAAAACTTTTCTAGGATTGTGGATGGGATTCTGTATTGCTACGGGGACTGATTTTTTTGAGTTCCGAGTTAATCAATCATCCATGTTAATAGGGAATTTTGAGTTGACTGATCATAGATTCCAATATCGTTTCCATAATATGGGAAATCAGTTTAGCTTTGATAGGAACCAGATAATGGCTTTTACTGAGCATAAATCACTCATGGTTCCAGAGAACTTTGCAGTGTTTCGATCAGTGGTGCTTAATCTTAGGCCGCAAGCCTGTGTTATTGATTGTATGCAGGAAGCTTATGCGAGAGATGAACTTAGTGAGGAGTTACTCGCTATATTCTTTGGAAACTTTAGGGAACTAGCTGATGAGACAGGCACAGCCTTTGTGTTTATCCACCATGAGAATAAGAACGAGGCTTATGTTGACACGTTATCGAGGATACGTGGTCACTCATATATTAAAGGTAAACTTGATGCTGCTATTCGGATAGTAAAGCAACCCAATGGAGGTAATCAGCTCCAGTATGCCAAGGTACGTCACGTTGATAACCTCCCAAATACCAACATTTTTTTCGAGGATGGGTTATGGAGACTAAGATAGAGGAGGTGAGTTAGACCGAACTACAACATGAGTATCATTAAGGAGGGTTGTATGGAGGTTAGAGTCAATGGTTCAACCAACGAAGAAGATGGCTACTGGATTGAAATTGTTGGGAACAATGATGACAAACCAGAAGATGTAGCCGAAACGTACTTAAAAGTGAGGAGGATATTGGAAGATGGCGCTATTCGACAGTAAACAGGCAACGGAGAGTGGTTGGGCACAGGTAAGGGATGCCCTCCAGAGATTCGAGGGTGATGTTGTTGGATGCAAAGTAGGTAGATGGGAGTCTACAGGGTTTGATCCTGAGACAGGCAAACCATTCCCTGCCCAAGAGTTCTTTGAGGTTAAGAACAAGAATATCAAGGTTCTTAATGTCTCAGAAGAATTGAGTATGAATGTAGAGGGCCAGGAGTTTACCTTCCGCACCAACTGTTCCACATCCAAGAGTAGTTTCTGGGTAGATAACTTCCTTGGAGCTGCTGATGCACTGAAGGTCATGTTACCCCAGGGGATTACCGGCAAGCGAGTAATCTGGAAGAAAGAGACTCGTGAAGCCAACAACCCAAGATTCAACAAGACAGGCTTTGTGCTTGAAGCTGTGCTTGGTGATGCAACTGCCCCATTGGAAGACCTCGATGCTGAGCCGGAAGCTGTTATCCCTCCACCCCCAACCAATGGTGAGCTTACATCAGAGGAGATGACTGGCATTGTGTTGGAACTAGCCAAGGGTAAGACCGAGGCTCAGTTGCAATCGGCAGCCAGTGTCCACCCCAAGCTCGTAGGTAGTCCGCTTCTTAACTTGGTTAGGACAGGGGCAGTTACCTCGATGCTTGTTGCTGATGGTAAGCTGGTCAAGGTAGCAGGTGATGGTGGAGAAGAAGTCTACCAGGGTAAGTAGATTGATGCCAGCCTACCCGAAAGGGCGGATATACACAAGCATGGGGGTCGGTAGCTGATGGTAGTTGGAGGCTACTAGGCTGGCACAATGCCCCAAGCCGAGGTATGGTGTAGGCAAGGGGCAATGCGGGGTAGCTCTGTGGGGTTGCGATAACAAAGTATCACCGTATGGTGGTAGCCGAGAGGCCGCAGCATAGCCCCACAGGGCTTCCTGAAAGGAGGATAAGAATGGAAAGTAATACTAGTGATGGTATTAGAGGTTGGGCAATACAACCCTCTAGTGTTCTCTTTGAAAACCTATATGCCAGTGAGTACCCGTCAATAAGATACTCTTGGCCATCGTTACCTAACCCTGATTCACTGCTCGATGGTCTTGTTGAATCCCTCCAAGCTTTGACAGGTGGAGATGTTCGGTTAGCTCCTGACCCCGTGTCAGATGGTACTATCATTGAGGTAGAGTTGGTGTTTAGGATAGGACAATCACTAGCAAAAGACCTCATACGAAGTGGGGGATTCGCTAGTACCCTACCAGTAATACGCAGAGAGATAGCCGAAAGGATTATCAACTCCCTGTATGATCGGATTGATGGAATAGAATTAGGCATGGATAATGATACCTAGGGGTTTCTTTTGGGGGGCAGTCCCCTAGGCCGGTGACTCTACTAACAGTTGTCGGAATCTCCGCTGCCCCCCACCCCTTAAAGGAGGAAATAATGGAAGTCTACGAACTAGAGGTTATTGTCAGGAAGTCCGAAAGTGATATAGTAATTCAACTGCAACTCCAAGACCTCTTGAGTTTAGTTAATAGGTCGTTCAATGCTGGTTATATTGAAGGGAAGGAGAGGAAGGATGCTTGAGTGGTTTATTTGCCCAGACAAGAAACAAGTTAAAGTTACCGACTGCTTAGCTCAATGCCGAATGGGTAGTCGGTGTCTCACACTGCCAACCTTGCACATCTTGGGTGCAGAGCGAGAGTGGCATGGTGAACCTTCTACTACTCAGTTGCTGAATGGTACGATGATGGAGTACTTGAAGCTCACCATGCCATATGCAGTTGACCCCAAATCTAGGGCATTCCTGTTGGCTGGTACTAAGCACCATGAACAGCTTGAGGAGGTGGCAAACAAGCTAGGTATCCCTGCTGAGATAGCACTCAGTACTGATAGGGATATCTTTGACCTACTTGAGGAAGAGGATGGGGAACTGACGTTGACTGACTACAAGAATTGGGGTAGCTTTAAGCTAGCCAAGGCTCTTGGTATGAAGGAGATTGGGAAGAAGCCCCATCCGACTGAGGTGTATAAGAGCAACGGTAAATGGGGCAAAGCAGGTGAAGCTAAGATGATACCAGTCTTTGACAGCATCGAGGAGGAAGCTGATAATTGGGAAGCGGAGTTGCAACTGAACAACTACCGTGTCAAGCTCAAGGAAGAATGGGGTATAGACATAGCGAAGATGAGACTCCAGGTTACGGTTCGTGATGGTGGTATCCACTCTGCTTTTGCCAAGGGTATCATGGAGAATATCTATCTTGTACCTGTGAAGTTCATCGAGGATGAGGTAGTTAAAGGGTACTTCCTGACCAAGAGGGAGCAACTACTTGAAGCGCTGGAACATGGGTGGACTAACCCCTGCTTGCCTCGTGAACGGTGGGATGATAGACGATGCAAGGGCTACTGTGATGTAGCTCAATACTGTTGGTATGGTAAGCAATTTATGGAGGTTGAAGATGCACTATACAATGGGACGGGTGACAATTAGGGGGCAAACTGTTCAACAACCTATGTGTGTCTGGATGGAAATATTCAATGATGGTTGGTGGAGAATCAATGGTCAACAAGGCAAGTATGTTGCCACTGAGAGAATCCTTCTCATGAACTTCATGGGTATGGGTGAGGATGTTATTGTTCATCATGGGCCAACCTGCGACCATAACTTGGATATGGGTATTTACCTCTTCCATGCAGAAGACATGAATGATCAGTTTGAGTTCTCTAACCCAAATCTCGGTGCCAATAGGAATCAAGAATACTGGAAGAAGATTGAGAAATTTCAAGGAATGTTAGACATGATGAAAGGAAGGAGAAGATGATAGGCAAGTACATCAGAAGATGCCCAGAAGCAAGAACCCAGGAAGAAGGGCCGGATTGCTGTTTACTCAATGGCAAGGTTTGTATTCTAGAGGGTGGACATAGCTGCCCATACCTTGAGAACTATCTAATTGAATTAGCGGAGGCAATAGATGGCTAGAGAAAAAATAATGCTTAGTGGGGAGATGAACACCAGTAAGACCTACTCATTGGTCTCATTGGCTGTCCTCTACCCGCAGAACAAGGTGGCTATCTTCGATCCTGATGATGGGATAGCCAAGCTTCTGGAGGAACAGGGGTGGACAAACTTACCTAACCTGATGATATTCCCCGTGACTAGGGATTATGAACAGCTGATTGCTACCTACAATATGGTCAAGACAACGCTTGGCCCAGGGGACTGGTGCTGCTTTGATATGCTTGGTAGGTTCTGGGATATGTCCCAGGACTATTATACCAGCAAACGGTATGGGGAGGATATAGTAGGCCATGCAATGAAGCAACTAGAGAAGGGTGGTGATGCAGCCTTTGGGGGTCTCGATGGTGTTGGTGATTGGCCCTGGATTAAGATGCTCCACAATACTAGACTGATTGATGATGCTGTTGTCAACTCTGAGTTCAATGTTATGGCTACTACATCAGCTACACCTTACATACCGAAGGGCAAAGCTCCGACAGGTATCGCTGGTATCTATGCCACCGAATTTGGTATCAAGCCAGAAGGTGAGAAGCATAACAACTTTCGGTTTGACACACAAGCTTTCGTCTACCGTAGGGGTGATGGGACTTACCACTTCAGATTAGGCCG